GAGGCATTTGACGCATTAATTGCGAAGGGTTGGCTCCCGTCTTACGAAGAAGCCAAGGACAGCAAAGCAGCCAAAAAGGTTGTTGCACCTGCGGAACCCGTTGAAGATGAGATTGATGAAGTCTCTGGCCCAACCCGTGAGGAGCTTGAGGCCAAGGCTAAAGAACTAAATGTATCGTATGATGGGCGAACTTCTGATAAGAAGCTAGCTGAACGCATTGCGAAGGCGTTGGAGGAATAAATGGGTTACAGCAAGCGCCAGTTCGTGTCCGCCGCCTTTGAAGAAATAGGCATGGCGGAATATGTGTTCGATCTACAGCCAGAGCAGCTACAGAGTGCGCTTAACCGCCTCGACGCTATGATGGCTGAGTGGAACGCTAAAGGACTGCGCTTAGGTTATTCAATGCCAAGCAGCCCACAGGATAGCGACTTAGACGAGCCTACCTTTGTGCCTGACAGCGCATGGGAAGCCATCATTACCAATCTAGCCATTCGTATTGCGCCTGGATATGGTAAGGCTGTGGCTGCTGACACCAAGACAACCGCTAAGGCTGCATACAACACGCTACTGCAAAGAGCCGCATTCCCGCTTGAACAGCAGCTACCTGAAACAATGCCGATCGGTCAGGGCAACAAACCTTGGCGCTGGGATAATCCTTTCGTCATGCTACCTGTCGATCCTGTTGACGCTGGGCCTGATGGCCCTATTGAATGGAGTTAAGTCATGCCTGCAATTAATCAGCTTCCTACCGTTACTCAGGTATCAGGTGGAGATCAGTTCCCGCTTTATGTAACAAGCCAAGGTGATGCGCGTCGTTGTTCTGTGACAACGATGATTACCTATATGCAAGCCAACTTCAGCAATGTGGTTGCGGCTACAGTGCAAACAACGCCATCGACCTTTGCCCAGCTTCCAAATCCTGTTGGCAACACTGGCGCACGCGCTTTTGTCACTGACGGCAGCACTGCGACATTCGGCGCAACTGTTGCAGGCGGTGGCTCTAACTTCGTTCCCGTCTACAGCGATGGCACTGTGTGGAAAGTAGGCTAAGTTAAACTTAATTGATGGAGAATTGAAATGCCAATGGTCGGTGGAAAAAAGTTCAGCTACGATGCAAAAGGTATGGCAATGGCGAAGAAGGCTGCTGCCAAAACTGGTAAGACCATGAAGATGGCTAAGGCCAAAAAGAAAAAGTGAAAAAGGACTCGCGCCTCTCTCGCGCTGGCGTTTCTGGCTATAATAAACCTAAGCGCACGCCTGAACATCCGAAGAAGTCTCACATTGTTGTTGCCAAAGTAGGCGACAAGATAAAGACCATTCGATTTGGACAGCAGGGCGCTAAGACTGCTGGCTCGCCAAAGAAGGGCGAGTCTGAAGCGATGAAGAAGAAGCGTGCATCTTTTAAGGCTAGGCACGCAAAGAACATAGCTAAGGGCAAGATGTCAGCGGCATATTGGGCTGACAAGACTAAGTGGTGACAGATAGCGCAATTTACGCTAAGGAAACTAAAGGAGTTTATTATGGCTGATATTGAAACATTTGCACCCGCCTTTGGTCGTGGCTTTGCAGTAACACCAGGTAACACAACGGCTAGCACGACTTTGCCTGTAGCTACAGAAACGCTTTGCATCACAAGCCGCAATTCGGTTGAGTGCTTTGTGCGCGTTGGGCCTGCTGGCGTTACGGCAACGACTGCTGATTACCTTGTGCCGCCAAATGGTCAAGTTACCATCTCCAAGTTCCGTGACTATGATACGATTGCTTACATCGCTCCTGCTGGCGGTGGTTCGCTTCACATCATTCCTGGCGAGGGCTTCTAATGTTCCTGCTGACGCGCTTGCGCTCACGCCTCCGTTATTTCAACACAGGCGGTGGCCCAGTGCTAGGCGCTTTGTTGCAAGAGAACGGCGACTTTCTATTACTTGAGGATGGCGGCTACATCCTCCTCTAACTTTGTCGGATAAAACATGGTTCAAATTCCGATAGTCAATGGAATCTACACGGACAATGGGCCGGACTTTCGTACGTCCTATCCTGTCAATATGATTCCAGTGCCAAAGAGTAATGGTATAAGCGAAGGCTTCTTGCGTCCTGCTGATGGCTTGGTGGCTAACGGCACTGGCCCTGGCATCGATCGTGGCGGCATTAACTGGAATGGCGTCTGTTATCGCGTGATGGGTTCTAAGCTTGTCACAGTGTCCAGCACAGGTGCGGTAACGATTCTGGGTGACGTTGGAAACAACGGTCAACTAGTGACGATGGACTACAGCTTCGATCGCTTGGCTATCGCATCTAACGAAGACCTGTTTTACTGGTCTCCCAGCCTTGGCCTTGTTCAAGTCACCGATCCTGACCTTGGAATCGTTCTGGATGTGGTTTGGGTAGATGGCTACTTCATGACCACTGACGGCGAGTTTCTTGTCGTTACGGAACTAAGCGACCCGACGCAGGTTAATCCCCTGAAATACGGTTCGTCTGAAATTGACCCAGATCCAGTTGTCGCGCTGCTGAAGCTTCGCAATGAGATATACGCGCTGAACCGGAACACCATTGAAGTCTTTGACAACGTAGGCGGTGACCTATTTCCGTTCCAGCGCATTGAGGGCGCTCAGGTTGAAAAGGGCGTTGTCGGCACTCATGCTTGCTGCGTCTATCTGGAGAGCATTGCCTTCCTTGGTAGCGGATTCAATGAAGCACCTGGCGTTTATCTTGGCGGCAATGCCAAAGCGAATAAAATCAGCACGCAAGAGATAGACCAAATCCTGCTTGAGTTTACTGAAGCACAACTGTCTACGGTCAAGCTGGAAGCGCGTAATGATAAGGCACACGAGCATCTATATATTCACTTGCCCGATCGCACGCTTGTGTTTGATGGCGCGGCCTCGCAGGACTTAGGCCAGCCAGTTTGGTTCACCCTGACAAGCAGCTTGGTTGGTTTGTCGAAGTATCGCGCACAGAACCTTGTGTATTGCTATGACAAGTGGCTGGTGGGCGACCCAACAGATGTAGCTGTAGGCTACATGGTCAGCGATATCTCAACCCATTACGGACAAAAAGTGCGCTGGGAGTTTGGCACAACGATTGTTTACAACGAAGGCCGTGGCGCAATCATTCAGAACCTTGAGTTGGTTGGTCTAACTGGTTCCGTTGCATATGGCATCGACCCAACAATCAACACTAGCTATTCAACTGATGGCGAAACGTGGAGCCAGCAGAAGTTCATTAAGGCTGGCACTACAGGACAGCGTGCAAAGCGTTTGGTGTGGTTCCAGCAGGGTTGGATGCGTAACTGGCGCATACAGCGATTCCAAGGAACGTCAGACGCGCATATGTCGTTTGCTAGACTAGAGGCGGCAATCGAGCCGTTAGCCTACTAATATGGTTCAGAGGCTCAATCTTACCCGCGACCAACTGGCATCGTTCTTGCAAGATCATGAACAGATTAAGCAGTTTGAATTGCTGTTTCAAGTTGTCAGCAATGAGGTGGCTCCCTTTAGCGTTACGGAAGCTACTATCTTGGCTGGAGACGCAGTGGCATCCGCAAACGAAGCACTATCCTCTATTGAGGTAATGAAGTCTTTATTGGAGTATCTTGATCGAGCGCCAGCATCGGCATCGCAAGAACAGGTCGCATCGTTGCAGGAACAGATTACGGCATTGCAACAGATGCCACCACCAAAAGAGTTTCGATCGCCTCGCTATGGTTCGTTTTACGACACGACATCACAGACAGCGGCGGCTATCAACACAGCCTACGCCATGACGTTCAACACTGTTGATTTGTCGGTAGGTGTCACTCGCGGCACGCCCACATCACGCATTTACGTAGACCGCCCTAACGTGTACAATGTGCAGTTTTCGGCGCAGGTAGATAAAACGTCCGGCGGCGTTGGGTTGGTGTGGATATGGCTACGCAAGAACGGCGTCAACGTCCCTGACAGCGCAGGACAGATACGCATACAGGGTAATGACTCTGAAATTTTGGCTGCATGGAATTACGTCATCCAACTAAACGCTGGAGACTATATTGAATTAATGTGGGAAGTAGACGATACTTCTGTTATTTTGTTAGCTGAAGCGGCGTCTGCCGTACACCCTTCCGTTCCGTCAGTCATTTTGACGGTAACAGATAATATAAGTTCTTTGGAGACGTAATATGGCAGTTGCAACAAGAGTTCTGATTCCAGCAAAGACTGCGGAGAACGCGCAGACAACGCAATACACTGCGGTGAGCGTTACAACGGTCATCGACAAGTTTACGGCGACTAATTACAGCGCAACGGCTGCGACGATTAGCGTCAACCTTGTTACGGTATCTGGTAGCGCAGGTAATGACAACCTGATCGTCAAGACCAAAACGCTTCAGCCATCGGAAACCTATACGTTCCCTGAACTGGTCGGTCAGGTACTTGCGTCTGGTGGATTTATTTCAACTATTGCGGGAACGGCTACAGCCATCAACATCCGCGCATCTGGTCGGGAAATATCATAATGAAAAAGCCAGCATTTATTATCGAAGGTTTCGGTGGGCTTCGTGAAAGCGAACCATTCATCACGACTGCTGAGAACAAGAAGAACACCAAGATGGTCATTGATGACTGGATGCTTGGCCCTGAGAATCCCAGCAATGAGCGTGGCGCTAACCCTGAATACTGGTCAGCACTAGCTAATGCGTGGCAAGTAGACGAAGAAGAAGCTCGTCGCCGCCGCTGCTCCAACTGCGAATATTACGACAACAGCACCTTGACACAAGCCAAGATGGACAAGATACCTTGGAACGATTGGGATGTTGACGCTGGATTCCGTGGCTATTGCCACAAATTCAGTTTTATTTGTCATGATCTTCGTGCTTGTCAAGCGTGGGAAGAACGAGAGTTTGAATTTGAAGATTGATTGTGTTATGGTTTGGCTACAGAGCGTTATCAAGCAGCCTGTGGCTTACCATTTTAAGAGATTGAAATGACGGACAGTAACGCAGATTCCAATACAGAATTAGCTTATCAAGGCAGGGTTTCTTTGCCTGTAATCCGTCATGCAACTATTGATGATGCTGAGCAGATTGCGTATTTGGGCTGCATATTCCATGAACAGGCGTTCTGGGATGACATTCTAGAATATGACATAGACGATTGCATTGTGTCTTTGGAGGGCTTTATTGGTCAGCCTAATTTTATTTGCATGGTTGCTGAAGTCAACGGCAGGTTCGTTTCATTTGGTTCGCTTGTTCTAAGCCCAGTATATTTCAACCACTCGCATATCTCTTGTGAAGAATTGTTTTGGTGGGCCGATCCTGAATCCAACTATCCTGGCATTGGCATGAAGTTGAAGAAGCAAATGGAAGAAGAAGCTAAAAAGCGTGGCGCTCTTTCGATACAGATGAAATCGATTGACGCACTGAATGGCGATAGAATGTCCAACCTTTATATCCGCAATGGATACAGACCAAGCGAACACTCATTTATTAAGAGGCTAGTGTAATATGGCTATTGGAACAGCGGCAGCAATCGCTCTTGGCGTTGGCGCATTAGGTAGTGCAGCCATCGGCGCAAGTGCAGCAAGCAAGGCTGGTAAGGCTCAGGTAGCTGCCGCAGATGCTGGCGCAGCGGAGCAACGGGCTGCACGCGAAGAAATGCGCCGCTTGCTTGAGCCTTATGTTGCTGCTGGTAACCCTGCTTTAGAGGCTCAGATGGGTGCGTTAGGACTTCGAGGCACAGAAGCGCAGCAAGCTTATGTAGCGCAGCAAGAGCAAAGCCCAATCTTTCAGGCCTTAGCTCGTCAAGGCGAAGAAGCTATGCTGCAAAACGCTTCAGCAACTGGCGGACTTCGTGGCGGCAATGTTCAGGGTGCTTTAGCACAGTTCCGTCCAGCTTTGTTGAATCAATTCCTTGAACAACAATATGGTCGGCTTGGCGGCATGACAGCACTTGGTCAGCAATCTGCGGCTGGTGTTGGAACTGCTGGTATGCAATCTGCTGGTGCTATTGCCGATCTATTAGGACAAGCTGGTGCTGCAAGGGCTGGTTCTGCACTGGGTGTTGGTCAAGCTTTAAGTGGGCCATTTAATCTATTGTCAACGCTGGGCGGTATGTCTGCTTCTAAATCTATGGGCTACGCTCCACCACCTAGAGGCTTTTAAAGATGGTACAACCTTTCGATTACACACTGAAAACACCATCAACCACAGAGTCATTTCTGGCGGGTGTTCAGGCGATTCAAAATCAACAAAAGGCAATGGCTACACAGGCGGCTGCTGCAGCGTCTGCGCGAGCGGATCAGGCTAAAATTGATGAAGCAAATAACTTTAGAATACGCGCAAAAGAAGTTGCTAAAGACCCGTCGCCTGAAAAGCTGTCCGCATTGTACGCTGATTTTCCAACGTATGGCGTAGACATTGATAGGTTTTCAAAAAGTCTAGGTGAGGCTGACAAGCGCACATATGGAACAATCTTGCAACGCGCTATTATCGCAAAAGATAACGGGCAAAACGATCAGCAAGTTTCAACAATTTATGCACAGGGTGCAGAAGCAGCAAGGGCTTCGAACCGTCCAGACATAGCAGAGAAATTCGACGCTGCTGCTAAGATGGCGCTGAATCCAAATATGGATGATAACTTCGCAGCCCGTTCATTGCTAAATCAATTTGACCCAGACGCTTATAAAGTAGCTTATGAACAAAAAGATTATGAGAGCATTCCTGGCATTGGTATCGTTCTGAAGTCAGATATTCGGAAAGCCGTTAATGCTGCACAGGCTGCTGGTTCAGAAACTGTTGATGTGCAGGCCGTCATCCCTGAAGATGCTGCCGCTGATCTAAAGGCTGGTAGAGTGACTCCAGCAGCATTCGATAGTATATTTGGTAAAGGCTCTGCAAACAGAACTCTGCAAGCAGGAGGTCAGACGGCTACTCCGTCTGGTAACTTTCAAGGGCAGTAACATTAATCCAGTAAAGGATTTAACCAACCTTGGATTCACTCCAACAAGTGGATTTAGAACTGAAAAGCATCAACAAGCTTTAGTAAGGCAGGGGATGACAACAACCACTCGTGGCTCACATCCAAAAGGTGATGCATTAGATTTTATGCCACCCAAGGGAATGAAGGTTTCTGAAGCTATTGCTTTGGTAAAACAAAAATACCCTGGCACTCGCGTTGCTGCTAGTAACAAAGGTGCGTTGCATATAACCTTCCCTGGCTGGGGCAAGGCCCCTGACGTAAGTGGTTCTCGTGAAAGATATGGTGATTGATTATGGCTGAACCTGATGACAAAGCTTTCTTGAAAAAATATGGCGGCTATCGGCCAGAATCAAGAAGCGTGCCTGTTTCTACCATTAGGCCCATCATTGGCGGAGAATCGCCAGAGGAGGCGGCTGCTCGTCGTGCTGAAGAAGGTCGTAAAACTCGCGGGGCAGAGATTGAAGAAGAACGTCTTGACATTACTAAGCGCGGAGAACAGCGCGAGATAGAGGAAAAAGGGTTTTCCCGAATTGGTTCATTGAGAACTGAATTCTTAGGCATTCCAGAAGTCAAGGAATTCCGTCAGGTTCAAAACGCCACCCGTCAAATTATCGCCTTGACAGAAAAAGGTACTCCAATCGGGAACATTGGTTCAGTCTTTTCTTTGATGAAGATTCTAGACCCAGGTTCTACTGTTCGTGAGGGCGAAGCAGCTTCTGTGCAAAATGCGGCTGGTGTCCCAGACCGTTTCCGCAACGCTTATAACCAACTGCTTTCTGGCGAAGGATTGTCTGAAGCTCAGCGTAAAGATATGGCTGACGTTGCGCGGTCTATCTACAACCAGAGGCTCCAAGGATATAACTCTTTGGCGGAAACCTATCGTGGGTTGATGACAGATCAAGGCGCAGACCCTGATAAGCAGGGCATAGGCCTCGCCACTCCGTATGAAATTACATCTGCCGCAGACAAAGCAACGCAGCTTCAAGAGGCTTTCAATAAAGGCGCTACGCTTGAGGAACTAAACGCACTTGCTGGTACTCTTGGAATCACACCTAACCAGGTAGACCTTCAAAAAGCTATTGAGTTCCGTAATGCTGGCAACTTTGGCGCACGGATTCTTCCACCCGCAGAGGGCGCTGCGCCTGAAGAAGCTGGATTCTTTGAAGGCATTGTTGAAACGGTAACTGGTGCGGATCGCAGCACACCTGAGATTGAGGCTGTTGCTGACTGGACAACTATGCCTGAATTAAATGAGTTGTCTTTGGCTGGTGCGCGTACAGGTATTGGTACAATGTTCACAAGCCCCGAAGAATCGGTGCAGATTATTAAGTCAAACTATCCTGGCGTTCAGGTGCGTCAAGATGCCAAGGGCAACTACATCCTTCGTTCGCAAGATGGACAGGAATATGGCATTAAGCCAGGATTCCGCTGGAGCGATGTTCCTCGTGCCATTGGTGGCATTGCTGCATTTACGCCTGCTGGTCGTGCGGCCAGTGTTGCTGGAACTGCTGGTGGCTCTGCTCTTACTCAAGCTGGTATTGAAGCAACGCAGGCTGGTGCTGGCGGAACATTTGATACACGCGAGATTGCTATTGCTGGCGGCGCTGGCGCTGCGGGTAAAGTGCTTGAACAAGCTTTGCCTGCCGTGATTTCATCTGTGCGTGGCGTGCGCCGTGGCCCTGAAGTTCCTTTAGAAACACCGACTGCGCCTGCTGCTCCAGCAACGCCAGTATCTCGTGTTACTGAAGAACTTGCTGCACCCGCTGCGCCACGAGAAATCATTGAGGCTGGTGAACGCACTGGCATTCCTGTTATGACATCGGACATCCGTCCTCCCGAAACCTTTATGGGCAAGGCTGCTCAAACAATCGGTGAGCGCATTCCTATTGTCGGAACTGGTGGCGCACGCGCAACCCAACAGGAAGCACGCGAAGAAGCTGTAAAAGATTTCATTCTTGAAAACGCAGGAGCGGTTCCAGCGGATGTTGAAGACCGGATTGTTTCTGATGTTCTTCGTAAACGTGGCGACGTTGTTGAAAAATACACCACTTTGAAGCGTGAAGTTTTCTCTGGACTTGCTGGCGCTGGCGAAGTCGCTGTTGATAAGACTGTCAAGGCTATTGATGATCAAATCGCAGAGCTATCCAAGGCTCGCACACCCGCCTCAGACGAAGCTATCGCTAAGCTGCAAGAGATTCGTGGACAAGCTGTTGGACGAGACATTGAGGCAATGGATGCTTTCCGCCGTGATGTTTTGGGCAAGGCTTGGCAGGATGAGGCTCTATCGGTTGGTGCATCTGATCGCGTGAAATCTGCCGTCAAAAACCTTTATGGCCCATTTAAGGATGACATGGGAAGCTTCATTCTCGATCGTGGCGGACGCACCAACTACAATAAGTGGCGCATTTCTGACGCACGTTTGAGTGACAGCATTCAGGAAGCCAATCGTAATGCTCTCAAGAGCATAATACGCAACGGCGAAGCAACGCCTGAAGTCATTAACAATATGCTGTTCAGCGGCAAAAAGAGCGATGTTTCTGCGCTCTACAAGTCGCTTACTCCTGAAGGTCAGTCTCTGGCGCGTATGGCAATCGTCAATCGTATTGCGAAAGATATGGGCGTTGAGGGCGGTGCTGTCAGTGCAGAAAAATTCATCACGCAAATTAACAAGCGTGCGGATCAGCTTGGCGTATTTTTCGGCAAGTCACAGCAGGAGGAAATCAAAGGCCTGGTTCGCGTCCTGAATGCCACTCGCCGCGCTTCTGGTGCTGGCGTCAAGACCCAAACGGGACAAGAAAACTTTCCGTTATTGCTTGGCGCTCTGGGGCTTGGAGATTTTCTGCAAACAGGCGGAGTTGGCACGGCATTGGCTGCGGCTTTCACCGGAGCGGTTCGCGCTTATGAAAGTAAGCCTGTCCGCAACCTGATGGCGATGCTTGCAAAAACAAAGTCTGGAAGCAAGGAAGAAGCTAACATTCTTACCAATCTATCTGATCGACTTGAAGGTTCAAAGCCAGCATTGATACAGGCGGCTGGAACTCAAGCAGCGGTAACGCAAGGTCAGCAAGATTCAATGCCAGGAACTAGCGGCGCACCTGTTGTGCGAATTCAGTAATGGCCTTTCCACACAACATAATTTCGGCTATAAGCCTAACGACGCAAGGGATTAAGTTCTAATGGCACTTACTCAAGTTACTGGCCCTTACCCAATATTCACCGATCTAGACGGCACGCCGCTGGATGACGGCTACCTGTATATCGGTGAGATTAACCAAGACCCTGAACAGAATCCGATTCAGGTATTTTGGGATAGCAACCTAACCATTCCAGCTACGCAGCCTATCCGCACAAGCAATGGCTATGCTTATCGTAACGGCACGCCAGCACTGTTGTATACGGCTGGCGAGTTCTCAATCACAATCCGCAACAAGCGCGAGGAGTTTGTTCTCTACAGTCCTGTGGGCTATGGCTTCGATCCTGCCGCTGTATCTGCGTCTGTTGTCAAGAACGACTTTGTTGGTGATGGCGTTGAGGTTGATTTTACGCTTTCTGCCGCGCCCTCGACCATTCTAGCAACCAACGTTTTCATTAACGGCGTCTATCAGGAAAAGGATAGCTACGGCTTATCTGGTAACGTAATTACATTCTCAATCGCTCCGCCGCTCAATTCTAGCATTGAGGTAATGACAAACGAAACTGGCGTCATCAATTCTGGAAACGCAACTGCCATTAGCTACACTGCAAGCTTCCCTGGAGCCACTGCACAGACCGTTCAGACGAAGCTGGAGCAATATGTTTCAGTCAAAGACTTTGGCGCTGTTGGCGATGGTGTAGAGGATGATACCACTGCTATTCAGGACGCCCTAGACACTGGTAAAGCGGTTTACGCGCCAACGGGAACCTATGCAATTTCGGCAACGCTAAGATTAACTGCTGATGGCCAAATCTTTTTTGGTGACGGCACTGGTAATGCAAGTGAACCTGCTCGAACCACTTTGAAGTGGATTGGCGCATCTAGCGGAAAAATGTTTTCCATCAGCGATGGCGCAACTGAAAACTGGCAAAACTGCACAGTTCGAGATATGTTTTTCGACGGCAACTCGTTGGCTAACATTGCAGTTGAAGCCTACGCATCGGCTGTCAGCGGCGGGGCATGGCGTAACCGCTTTATTAACCTGACCATTAGTGATCTAGCTGGCGCTAATAGCACTGGTTTTAACCTTGGTAGCGGCACTGCACCAGACTTTGCCCATGATGCTGAGATAACAGGTTGCTTTGTTATCGGTGCTGCACGCGGCGCTTATGGCGCAGGCGCTATATATCGCTTTGCGAACACAACTTTTTCAGGTTGCGATGATGCTGTTGTTGCCTTGGCTGGATCGGCATGGGCATTTGTCGGCTGCGTCTTTAGCCAATCCGGTGGGTTTGACTTTACAGGCACCAACATTCAGGTAGCTAACTTTGATGGTTGCTGGTTTGAAGATAGTGTAAGCGGAATTTATCAGGCAGCGACTGCACATTGTGCAAACTTTAGCGGCTGCTTCCTGCAGACTAACGCGTCCAATACAACGCAGCTTATGGATATGGGCAATGCAGCGGGTAACTTCTCGCTGAAGGGTTGCAGTGTAGGCGCTACGTCTGGATCGTCGCTGATTAAAAATATTAACGCGACCACCGAATATGACATCGTATCGACAAACGCCACTATTGAACCTGGCTATAGGGCCAAGACAACCGATTTCATTCGATCTGATAACGGCGCTTTTGCGGCTGGGTTAACGAACGACGCTAACAATATAACTGGTGACGGCACAGCATATTCGTTTAACGCTGTTGCATGGAGCGAACAATACGACACGGCGTCTGCGTTTGCGGCAGCCACAGGTATATTCACTGCGCCTTTATTCGGCTATTACGAGTTTAAGGCACAACTTTCTTTAGGTGATCTTGGTGCTGCCCATACTGACAGCCAGTTAGTTTTGGTCACAAGCAACGGCGAATATCTGATTGATCGCAAAAGCCCTGGCGCTTGCCGCACATCAGGAAACGAACTGGTTATTGATGGCACTGTCACGGCGTATATGGACGCTGGCGATACGGCATATATTAAACTAACAATTAGCGGCTCGACAAAAACAGTAGATGTTACGTCTGGCAGCGCACTCACAAATTGGCGTACACGTTTTGAAGGCCGGATGATTTAAGGAACGAACATGGCAGATAAGACAATCTCAGCGTTAACCGGAGCATCAACTCCGCTTGCAGGCACGGAAGTTCTTCCGATTGTGCAAGGCGGCTCAACAGTCAAGGTTAGCATAGCCAACGTGACTGCTGGCCGTGCTATGTCTGCACTGTCTGCATCGTTCGGAACGGGAACCCCAGCCTATAGCATTGGCGGAACGCAAGTCGGTATCACCAACACATCCGCAAACACATACCTCAGCATTTATGGTGGCGTTGGTTCAACCAATGGTGGGTTTTTGCTGGGCGGAAACAACGCTGAAAACTTTGCAAACCTTTTCTGGAGCAACGGCTCCAACTTCATGCAAATCGCAACAACCCCTGTTTCGTCAAAAGTGCAGTTTAATATCGCTGGTGTTGTTGTTGGCGACATCACTACCAACGGATTTGCGCCTGCCGCTGGCAAAGGCATCGACTTCAGCGCAAACACGCACGCTGCTGGCATGACCAGCGAATTACTGGATTGGTATGAAGAAGGTACGTTTACACCTAGCTTTAACCAAGGCTTTACAGCGCCAGTATCGTACACAACGCAAACTGGTAGGTACACTCGCGTTGGCGATTTAGTGTATTTCCACATCTATATTTATATGGCTGCTGGTCAAACGCGCAACATAGACGCACTTAGTATAACAGGTCTTCCTTTTGCTGCAGCTAGCGGAATAATTAACGGCTGTAGTTGGGGTTATGCCAGCGGAGTTGTGGTAGCCGGAACCGCATTGCCTACATTTTACCTTGGCGGGACTAGCGGTATTTTCTATAATACGGGCGGCGCGGCGTTTACAGGGTTAACCCTTACATCCGCAAGACCTGAAATTGCCATCAGCGGCGTTTACAAAACGACATAAATAGGATTTTGTTATGAGCCTTACCAAAGCAACATACTCAATGATTGAGGGTGCGCCATTTAACGTATTAGATTACGGCGCTGTGGGTAACGGATCGACGGACGATACCTTGGCAATCCAAGCTGCTCTCGACGCAGCTAATGATGCTGGCGGTGGAGAGATAATTTTCCCTGATCCAGCCGTATCATACCGAACTACTGCACCGCTTAACCTGTACAGCTTTTTGACGTTAAAAGGGCAAAGCAGAGACACAAAAATCTTTAGGGATTTTGCAAATGGATTTGCTTTTGTGGGTATTAACAAAAGCCAAGTAGTCATTGATAGCCTTTGGATATACAGCACAACCCCTTCAGTTACGAGTCCAAGCGGCGCTGTTGGGCTTCAAGGTGGCGTATTCAACACTGTAACTAATCTCAATGTCGTAGGGATGCGTCAATACGGAGTGTGGCTGTACGACTCCAGCTATAACACTGTTGACAACTGTAGGTTCGATGGTTGGATCGGTGCGTATCAGCAGGACTCTTGCGATATTGCTGTGTTAAATCAAGCCAACTGGAACACAATTTCCAACAACAAATGTTTCGGCGGCGGCGATCACGGCATATTGGTGCAAGATACCTATGCTGGCGCTCAACCCACAGGCAATAAAATTCTAGGTAACACCGTAGGCGCTCATCTTGCCTATGGCATTGCTGTATACATGACTAACAATTTCAATACCAAAACGCAGGTTATGAATAATGAGGTTCGAGACATTATAGGCTCATCGCTAAGTGGTGCGTCAGGCGCGGGGATATATCTCCAATCAGCACCTGGAACTATTTGTTCAGGCAATACAGTTTCAAACTGCTGCATATCCACTACAAACTTTTTCACATTGGCTCCTGCTGCCATTGGAATAACAACTCCTTCTGGCATACTAGGCACACCAGTGATTGTCAGTAACAACTCTTTAGACTCAATTCGTGGCCCATGTATTTCAGCAATTACAAATGGTTCGCCAGTGTTAATTCAAAATAATGCGTGCGTCTTAGATTGCGCGGATTCTGCGGCTAACCCTGTTTCAATATATGTTTCTAATTCGCCGCGCTGCGTAATTAGCAATAATAACATTACGCATACATCACCAAATTATGCGCTATCGGTTATTGCTCGTTCAGCAACAACTGTGGTTAGCACGGCTATACTTTCAAATTCAGTCCGCGCCTCTCAATATGGCGTGGCTGTAAACACTATAGATACGTCTTCGCATGAAGGTTTGCGATTCAGCAACAATTTTATTGAAGGTTGCACGGTGCAAACTATTCAAATTGCAAAAGTTACAGGCGCTGTAATTACAGCGAATGTAGCTTTTGGTGCAGCAATTGTTTTTGAACTTAACGCATCTCCACGCGCCCGTATAGATGCCAACTATCTTAGTTCCTCAGACACAACCACACCCGCAATTATTTTTTCAGGTTCAAGCGCAGGGTCTATTTTCTCTGAAACTAACACCGTGCTTAACAGGGTAGATAACGCTGCGGGGAGCGGTGTTATCGTATCGCAGTATGGAAACGCAGCGCCTGTAACTGGAAACAACTGGAACGTAAGTGATCGGGTAATTCAATCTGTTTCTGTGGTAGGTCAGCCTAAAGGCTGGCGCTGCACGGTAGCAGGAAACCCAGGAACATGGGTGAGCGAAGGCAATCTGTAACAACACTCTTGATTTTGATTGGAGATTAAAATGGCTTTAGAGAAAACAGAAGTAGTAGACCGCATCGAAGTCCTTGAAAACGGCTCAGTGCAAGTACGCACTAAGACTGCCATCCTCGAAGACGGTGAACAGATCAGCGGCACATTCCACCGTCACGTTGTCGCACCAGGCGATGACTACAGCGCAGAAGATGCTCGCGTGCAGGCAATATGCGCTGCAACGCATACTGCTGACGTAGTAGCTGCCTATGCTGAAGCGCAAGCTAAGGCTGCACCAGTAGCACTGCCAGAAGCAGAAGCTTAATCACTGCAACCAAATTGGTGAGATCAAATGGCTAGCATTGACGAAACACAGGCGCAACTTAACACGCATGAACAAGTCTGTGCATTTAGATACGAGAGTATCTGTGCGCGGATGAAGCGAATCGAAAGCCTTGGCATATCTGCTTGCGGCACAATTATTGTATTGCTGATCGGCATACTAGTAAGCGTGCTGCAAAAGGGTGCGGTGTGAGCATCATCCTTGGTAGCCGTTCTTTATCGCGTCTTGAGGGAGTCCATCCTGATTTAGTGCGTGTGGTAAAGAAAGCTGCTGCTATGTCAGACCTTGATTTTACTGTGCTGGAAGGTCTGCGTACCGTTGATCGTCAAAAGCAATTGGTTAAGCAAGGTGCATCAAAGACTCTAAACTCGCGCCACATTACTGGACACGCTGTTGATATTGTCCCCATGATCGGCGGTAAAGTATCATGGGACTGGCCTTTATACCATAGATTAGCTAAGATTGTAAAAGCTGCTGCGGCAGATGAGAACGTCCCAATTACCTGGGGCGGCGATTGGCGAACTTTTAAGGATGGCCCACACTGGGAACTACCTTGGAAGATTTATCCTAAGGGGAAATGACATGAATAAGGAACAATTGTTTGGAATCGTTCGTACAGTGGCTGCGGCTGGCTTTGGCTATCTGGCAGGAAAAGGCCTTATCGACGGCGCAACGGTTGATGCGTTGGCTGCTGCCGTAGCTACCATTGGCGTTGCTGTATGGTCTGTTTTCAGCAAGCAGCCTGTAGCTGAGTCCGCTGAATAATGAAGTTTCTGACGCTCTTGCTGGGTGTTCTGGATAAGCTGTTGGGAGCTTGGGCAGAGCATCGTTGGAAGCGGCAAGGGCGTCAGGAAACAATCAAAGAAATAAATGAGGCCATCAATGAGCAAATTGCATTGGGTGAAGCCGCCATTATTACTCCTGATCCTGAGCGCACTGAGCGGCTGCGTAACAGATTTGACAGAAGCCGTTCCGACAAATAGCTATTGCGCTATTGCGAAACCCATCACCTATGACACGACAAAAGACACGCCTGAAACTGTGGCAGAAATAGAGCTACATAATGGCGTTTTTGTGTGTCTCTGCGAGGATGATTGTCCGAAAGGCAAGTAAATGCCATCGACTATAACGATAGACGAAAATCTGTACAGGTATTGCACGCCTCGTCAGAAGCAAGTTCTTGAGGCCATAGATCGGCTTGGAAGTGCTAGGGCAGCGGCCACTGAACTAGGCATGAACATTGGCGGCGCAAGCGAGACTTATGTTGCGGTAAAGCGCAAGGCTGCAAAATTCGGTTATTCTCCTGAGCATGACTTCACTCGACCTGTCCCTGATGGCTATGTAGCCAAGGGCGTCAGCACCTACTACAACGCTGAAGGCAAACCAGCGGGGCAATGGGTAAAGGCATCACTTAGCCATGAGGCTCTTGTGGACGCCATGAGAGAGGCAGTTGAGGGCTTTAAGGACGAGATACCGCCTGTGGTATCAATTGCTGCTCCAGCGGCTTCTGAGGAGCATCTGTGCAACCTTTATACGTTCACTGATTACCACCTTGGAATGCTGGCATGGCATAAAGAAGGCGGAAGCGATTGGAACATATCTATCGCAGAGCGCACCATCATTGCTGCGCTGCAACAAATGATAGAACAAAGCCCAAAGGCTCACACGGCAGTTATTAACATCCAGGGCGACTTTCTGCATACAGACGGCAAGACACCAGTGACGCCAGCTTCAAAGCACGTTCTGGATGCTGACAGCCGTTTCCCAAAGATACGCAAGTCTGCAATCCGTGTCATTCGATCGCTGGTAAAAATGTCCTTGCTGCGTCATCAGGAAGTGCATCTGATTATAGCGGAAGGCAATCACGACGAAGAAGCAAGCGGCTGGCTAGCTGATTTGTTTTCGGTGCATTACGAAGAAGAACCCCGCGTCACTGTCAACGACAGCGTCCTACCATTCTATGTGTTTGAATGGGGCAGCACTATGCTGGGCATCCATCATGGTCATAAGGTCAAGAACGAAAGCCTACCACTGCTGTTTGCGGCGCAGTTCCCGCAGCAATGGGGCAGGACTAGCAGGCGTGAGATACACTGTGGACATCGCCACCACAGGGACGAGAAAGAATATAACGGCGTAACTGTGGTTCAGCATCCAACCTTGGCAGCGCGTGACGCTTATGCTGCGCGTGGTGGCTGGATTGCTGATCGAGCGGCCTGGGCAATAACGTACCATAAAAAGTATGGCGCTGTAGGCAGGGTTATGATAACCACCGAAATGCTTGAGGCAGACTAGATTTCCCCGTCATCGCTGCGGCGGTGATCCCCGTCACCTTCGGGTGGCGGGATTTTACTCAACGAAGCGTAAACCAAGTGTCCGCAAGGTATCTTGCCCACGATCAAAATCTTCCTTTTCATAATATGGGCCACCACAGCATTCGGGATCGCTACATGAGTTGTCGCCCAAATAGCCAAGCATATCAGAGCAAGCCTGATGAAGCGCATTTAATTGGTCAATATAAATATCTCGCCATTCGTCTGTCATTTGCGCTTCTCCCGTATATAAAACCAGTCAGCCCAAGAAATGCGGCCAGACCTGCTCCCCGAAAAATAGAAGCAGCTTCTGCCCTTGCGTTTATCAGCCATCTCAATACGCTTAGTTTGGATTGGGTTGGTCATTTGCTTTGCTCCAGTGCTGCGCGAGCAACATCGCCAAAGTCGAGGCTATCAATACCCCACGGACCAGTCATCAGTTCCTGTGCGTAATACTCCAAAGCCTCCCGCAGCCGCTCAATCTCCGCCGCTTGGGCTTCGATGCGGTCGGCGGCTTGATTGCTGATTGGTATGTCATATTGCCTTACCAGCGTTACCAAATCGTCCATCATTGCCCCTTCTCCCGTATCTCAAAGCCAGCGGCGTCCAGTGCGGCGCGGAGAGCGTTGGCAGCGTCTTCACTCGTTAGATGCATCTGCGCCGCGCACTTTTCTATCGCCTCCACCAGCGGGTCAGGCTTGGGCTTGGGCTGGTCTTTTAATTCGTCTGTCATTTGCCTACACCAATCTAGTTATGAATGAAACACCGCCCACAGTGCGAATCCTGAACGTCTTTCCCTTGCTGATTATGTAGCGTTTCATTTACTTTGCCCTTTCTCCCGCTCTGCACGGCGCTCCGCAAAGGTCTTACCATCAAGTCCACGCAGCGGCCATGCGCTATCAGATGATACACGGTATGGCTTGCCCATAGGCGCTGCTTGCTGTGCTTTAATCATCTGCCAATCCTTCCGGTGCTGGCTGCAAGCCTTCCATAAACTTTGCCCAGACTGCTAAAGCGCCTGTTATGAATGGGCCATCATCCTGCTCACCATTTCTGATTTGGCGGATAAATTCTGCATTGCCGTGCATCATCTCAACGCGATCCGCGACAATGTTTCTAAGTTCGATTAATGTCATTTTAGAATGTCCTCTCCGTTGCGAACATAATTATCATTGCAGCGAACCATATTACGGTCAGCCAAAATTGAGTCTTTGTCATCTTGGTCATTTTACACCTCGTGAAGTTAGGTAATCAAAGCGTCCGCCATCGTAATCATCTGGATGCGGTGTAGCTACATCCTCTTGCAGCGGATATGATTTGAGTCTTTCAGCAAGTTCTTTTGCGACTTCCCTGTAAAATTCTATGCGGCGCTGAACCCGTTCTTCTTCGGTTAGATTATCAGTTATCATAACTCACTCCACAATGGCGGGGCATGGCCCCTTGGTTGATGCCCTCTTATAAAAAGGGATTTTTAATGTGTAAAGCACTTTTTTCATAACAGACAAAAATAATGGCGGGAAGCTCATTGCCACCCGCCATCTGGCTTAGAATAATGTAGGATGTATGCAGAATTGCCATTCATACTTTTTGATGATCAATCTTAGGCTTTCTGGTGTTAGCGTATGATGACCAGCCTTTAGCTGCGCCTTCAGCAATGCAGCAGAACTATCCGCAATCGCCTGGTTGCTCTGCCTATAGCGATGCTCCAGATATTCAGATGGTGGCGGAATATTCCTAGAGCGGGTTGGCAATTCTGGGCGTGTTTTGGTTGACATGAACATCATCCTAAAATGGGACATCCGAATCCAAATCATCATCAAACGTTGTATGCTGATTCTGACTAGGTGTATCACTTACCTGGCTCCCACCAGCTTCCGATCGCGGCGCTGTATCAATGCTTCCAACGCGCACGTTAAACTGTGGCTTGCCTTCGTATTCGTCGTGCGTCAGTTCGCCAGAGATGAAGACCTTAGTGCCTTTCCTTAAGCTGCCAGCAAACACTTCCGCTGCCTTGCCCCATAAGCTGCACCGATACCAAACGCTGCCAGCATCTTTACCGAATCCGTTTTTAACGCCAACGTTAAAGCTAAGAACCTTGCTGTCGCGGGTGTCGCGCAACTCAGCGTCCTTGCCTACATTTCCTGATATTGTGATATTCTGCATAATCTTTCTCCTTAACCGCCCAAGGCGTTCATGTATGTTTCAAGCAGGACTTCATATTCTGCCCGTTCGTGTTTTTCCATCTTGCGAAGCCGGATCACAGCGCGAAGGATTTTAACATCGTATCCGTGAGACTTTGCCTCGCTGTAAACATCCTTAATGTCATCAGCGACACCCTTCTTTTCTTCTTCCATCCGCTCAATGCGCTCAATTAGCAAGCGCAGCATATCGTCTGTATTATCCGTCATATTCTTCTCCTTAAATTATTTCACCAAACTCATGGCTTCGTCGATTATATCTTGCGGAGCAGTGCCAACCATAAAACGTCCTACTAAAGCTGGAATGGCAGTCTGCACAAATGCCTCAAAATCTTCTTGGCCCATCTTAGCAAATGATATGCTCCCAGGGACAAAGTGATTTTTGCCTCTGCTGTCTGTAACAACCTCACCCGTTCCAGTGGCAACTTTAGCAAAGTGCTTTGCCGCCTTTGTTGAGATGTGCGGATTGCTGTTTTGGCTTATCAATTGCAGCATTACAAAAAACAAGCGATGATACTTTTCATTTCGGATGTGCTTGCCTTTTAGTTCACAAACCTCACCCAATTTAATTTTAGAAAAGTAATCATTAGCCTCGTCGCTAAATGGAACAAATCCATCTAAGGTGCGTCGATAGAGAAGCAGATCACTCACTGGTTTTGCGCCTCTTTAATCTCGCGTGCCTTCGGGCTGGCTTTGCAGAATGCTTCAATCAGGCCCTCAATATCAATGCCCTTCCAAAAGGTTTGCTCACCAACTGTATGCTGCTGGATGTGGTGGGTGCGACACAACGGAACTACTCGCCAATCGTCTGGCTTTTGCCCCATGCCTGTGTTGCTGCCAAAGCGAACATGAGCGCACTCGATCGGCATATCCTGGCAACCATTGATAGCGCAATGGAACGATCGAATGAAATTCAGGTGGCCTTGCGATCGCCAGCGCGATGAACGCTTTGGCTTCTTGGCAATGCGATTAGGCAGCATCTTCAAGTTCCAGGCTATACTCAGCGATGTAAGATGACTCACCCCAGCGATTGACCACCTCAACCTTTTTGGTTTTAATCTTATGCCCAGCCTTTCGCAGATCATTAATGCGCGATGCAAGGCGATAGATGCCAAGGTCATTTAATGCAGTCATTGGGCGGATTGGCCCAACGCTACGCAAGTGATCGAAAACTCTTTCGTTCTGTGTCATGATTGGTCTCCTAGTTTTGATAACGCTTTTACGTCTTCATCAACTTCTACTAAAAATGCGGCAACCTCTGATTCCAAAGTCGCCAGCATATCATTGTCGCGCTGCACCCGTGCAATGTAAAGCATTAGATGGTCTGGCATCCGTGGATCAAAGCTCACGAAGTCGCACCATTGACGATCGGCGCAAGCCATCTGCCATTGCATCTGGAGTATATATTTGTGCGCGATTTGATTAGTTTTGAGCACTTCTATGTGTGTGGCAGAGTTCGGACATTTTATTTCCAGACAGCCATCATCGCCTACAAGGCCGTCAGGGCTGGCGTGAGAGCCTATAATGGTTGGGTGCTTATATAGTCCCACCTCAGTCACATCATGGCCTGTCATGAAGCTGTAGGCGATTCTAGCCTCATCTTCCTTTTCTACTCCCCAGATCATAGCAGAACTTGCAAATCCATCCTCCTGCTGTCCTGTGAGCCTTTCGACCACAAGCTTGGCACGAAGGTTGGCGCGTGACGCTCCCCAGCCTGATTTTGTCTTGGCTAGTGCGTCTGCCAGTTGGGAAGCGCCAAGGCTTCCACAACGTGCTGCATACCATTCAGGGCTGCGTTGAATGATTGCTGCGTCTGTCATGCGAGTTTCTTTTCTAATGCAGCCTTGACCGCATCGAAGCGGCTTTCCTGCAATTCCTTGAGTGCGCTGATTTTGTAATGCTTGCAGAGCAAAGCCAAGTCGGTCTTGGTCTGGTCTACCAAAGCTTGCAATTCAGCAAACTGCTCATCGCTGATAAACTTAATGCGTGGCGCTGGCTCACTCTTGCCTGTGGTAGCATCCAGTGCGTCATGCTCGACAATGCAAAGGGCTGCTGTCCAGAGATAGCGCGTGGAGTAAGTCTCACAAGCGCCAATGTTCTGTATCTCGTGGCAGCCTTTAAGATTGGCTGACCCCATTGGGCTGTGAATAATAACCATCGAGCCATCTTCAACATCGACAATGTGCATCGACGCTGTGGATTCCGAAAAGCTGATAACCGCGCACAATCCGACATCGTTGAAGATGCGAAGGGCTGGAATCACAAAGTCGGAAAGCTCGAAATATTTATATCCGGCAAAAGTATTATGGCCGGACTTTTTCAGCGGTAATGCGTGGAAAGCAATCCGCGCTTCGTTAAGCTTTTTATGTACTGGCATTGTGGTATCTCCTTTTATTTGCCAAACCCCTTGTAACTAATTTGCAGAAGATTAAAAGCCCTTTTTATCCACAACCCAAAGAAAGTTTAAAATGACCCAGGTAGAAAACGAGATTGCGAACTTTTTTAGTTACGCCAAGACGCATAAAATCAGGGCTTGCAAGATAGCGATTGAGGCTGGCATCACTCGTGTAACGCTGTCGAATTGGAAAAGTGGTCGCACTGAACCACAGCTAGGCGCATGGCTTGCAGCCAATGACGCACTCGATCGGCTAATAGAGCAGAAGCTTAACGCATGAGGCGCTTCGGAAAATATCGTGCTGTCAAATCGCAATGCAATGCTGGTCACACCCATGACAGCAAACGGGAGGCTATACGCTGCAATGAACTGCACGCACTGGAAGCTGCTGGAGAGATAAGTGACTTGATGATCCACCCGCAATACTGGTTCGTAATCAATGGACGCCAGCTTAAACATTCCAATGGCAGGCGCGTTGGTTACAAATCTGATTTCGAATATGTCGAAAACGGAATGCTGGTGACTGAGGACGTTAAGGGAGTCGTTGTCAGGGATTGGCCCTTGCGCCGCGCTGTCTTTAAGGCGCTATTCCCGCATCACGATCTTCGTGAGACAAAATAAAAATGGGTGGTGCGACCGAGAAAGCCCAATCCAAACACCACCCAAGTCCGTTTCGGTAAGGAGGTACCAATCCGCACAGAATACGCTATCAGCGTATTGGCTGTCAACGCTGCCATAAAATGCTTTTACAAATGCGGATTCTGAGTTATGTAAGAGCGAGCGGGGAGTGCCCAAGAGAGGAAAGGCACTCAACCCGCTCTAACAACGCCTAGATCAAGGAGGCATCGCTGTGAATAGTATTACACGCCAGAGAACCATTACGCAAGAGTTTGCGTCATGCCCTAAAGTCAACAAAATCTTAAACGACTGCATCAATCATCAGGCTGTTCAGTTGTTAGAAGATTTTGAATGTTACGATCGATTTTGCGAAAGCCCAATTGAGCAACTGCTTTTTGCAGCATTATACGCTCAATCATTGCAGACAGATTTTTTTCAGATGCAAATGATGGGCACATCCAGATTGAGCAAAAATCCCAATCAAGAAACTATTTATGTCCATCAGCAAATGGATGTAGGTCGCTATCGCGTTGATTTTTTAATTTTTGATTGCTCTTGCCCTTTTGAAATTGCTGAACCAAAAATTATTGTTGTTGAATGCGATGGTCACGACTTTCACGAAAAAACAAAAGAACAGGCTGCTAGAGATAAAAAACGTGACCGCTTTTTTCAGGGTTTAGATTTTAAAGTTTTACGCTTTACTGGCAGCGAAATATGGGCAGACCCACACGCTTGCGTTGAGGAAATAATTTTTAATTTAAATACGAATAATGATGTGCGTTTGGGTGCTGTACAATGAGTGTCCGTGTCATGACGGATGTGTGGGCCATTGACCTACCGGATAGCCAAAAGATTGTGCTTCTTGCTTTGGCGGATTCTGCCAACGATGAAGGGCATTGCTGGCCTTCTATGGCAACGCTGGCAAAGAAATGCAGCAAGGGTGAGCGTACTATTCAAGGCGTCATAAAGCAGCTTGTGGATGCTGGCCATTTGACACGCAAAGAAGTGCGCGGAAAGGGATGTAACTATTATGTTCACCCCCGCACAGATTGCGCCACCGCAGATATTGCACCCCCGCAGAGAACTGCAAACACCCCCGCAGTGGCTGCGGACAAACCATCAAGAACCATCATTAAGAAAAATATAAGCGCACATGAGATGCCAGATGATTGGCAGCCAATGAGTTTTAAGATTGGCAGCGCAAGCCGTGATATCGTTGATAGTTGGCCTCCAGGAATATACGTTACAACTTTGGAAGCGTTTATTGCCTATCATCGATCGCGAGGTAATAAATTCAAAAATTGGCAAGATGCTTGGTCTACTTGGGTTTTAAACAGCAGGAAATTTAAAAATGGCACAGCAAATCGGACAACTAATCAACATGGAAACCAAAACGGCTTTGCCGCAGCACTTCGATACGTCGCGGATGGACGAACTGATGAGCCGTTCTGAGCTTACAATAGCAGAATGCGATGAGTTGCGATCGATTGCCTTAGCGATGCCTGTCGAGAACATCCCAGTCGAAACCAAAGAGCTTGCCAAGCAGCTTCAGTTTATTGAGGCGACCCTGCCAAGCAAGAACACAGACGAGCAAAGCGGACAGATGCGTACAGCAGTCTATGCCAGGATTCTTGGCGGCTACACGAAAGAAGCCCTTAGCTACATGACTGAGCGCGTCTGCAAAGAGCTTGATTGGTTCCCGACGCCGCGCCAGTGCTTACAGATATTGGATAGCTACACGCCGCGAACAACCAAAAAGGACAAGGCGCTTCGTATTTGTTTGAATAACACGCAAGCAAGGTTCGAGGAATTTATTATGTCGCTGCGATGCCGTGAGCCTGTCGATCTGACAGACAAGCCAGAGCGTTGGTTGCGGATTGCTGAAGATCGTGGCTACCTTCGCATTGTGGATGGGGAGTATATTGTCAGGTGACCAAGGCTGACGGAAGCGCCGCAACGAATCTAATGTGCGACCTGATCAGGTATCAAGCTGGGAAGTTATCGATGGATGACATACGCAAGCACTGGGCCAAAGGACGCTATGTAGGAGCGCCGGAAGCCTGGGCGCTTGAAGCCATCGCGCACGCAAAACGGCAGAAAAATTGAGAAAAATGGTTGCTATTAATTTTGCTTTGATTTACAAATTATTTGTTACTTCGCTGCCAAGCTTTGTGACGCTCTTGAGGCTGGACTGCGGTGCAACGCGTCCAGTATAATATAAAAAAAGGCTGGACTGCGCTGCAAGGTGTCCGGCCTTTTTATTTGCCCATGATATTTAATTGAAAAAAGTGCTTTACATATAAAATCACCAAGTTTACGAATAAATTTCAGCAAGGGAATTTTCCCCGCCAATATGGAGACTGAAAATGAACCAATATGAAATTGCAATCATTGCGCTGCTGGCTCTGGAAGCCATGACACTGTTTGTCCTATGGATGACGCATAGAGACCGCCAATTTTGGCAAGCCATGTGGACGCACGATGCAGCCGAATTGCTATCCTTGAAACGCAACGCTTCACTGCGTGATTCCAAGACAGGCCGCTTTGTCAAAAAGGACACAATCTAATGCTGTATGCAGATTTAATTCGTGGCTGGGCTGAAGACCGCAACCTAATCAAAGGAAGCGACCTGAAAAGCCAATTCGTAAAGCTGATCGAGGAAGCTGGGGAACTGGCTAACGCTATCGCTAAAAAGAACGACATAGAGTTTGCGGACGCAATTGGAGATATGGTTGTCGTGCTAACCATTATGGCTGCACAGAACGGTATGCAGATTGAGGATTGCATCGATGGCGCATGGCAGGAAATCAAAGACCGTAAGGGCAAAATGATTGACGGAATTTTCCACAAGGAAGCCTCATGACGCCCAGAGAACGTAATTTAGCAGAGATTGATGCCATTGCAGAATTACACGGTTACACACTTGAAGACATTCTAGGCAGAAGCAAACTGAAGCCATTGGTAGAAGTAAGGCGGAAATGCGTTGTGTGGATGAGAGGCAAGGGCTATTCAACCACAGAGATTGGAAGAATTATGAACCGCGATCACAGCACCATTGTTCACTCACTGCAGAAGATGGCAGCGGCAGCAGAGATGGAAGAAGCATGACGCCAGCAAAGCTAAAGCTTGCCCGTAATAGCATGGGTTACAGCGTAAACGAGATGGCGGACGCTCTCCGCCTATCGCCTGACAATGGCGGCACAACCATTCGCAAGATGGAAGCTGGCAAGGTGCGTATTACTGGGCCAATCATGGTTGCAGTAGATGCAATGCTAAAAGGCTATGATCCCTTTGATTACGATGAGGAGGAAGATGATGGAGAATATTAATTCACATCAGGTAGGCGGAGACCATTACGCATCCAAAAGCGTTCAGCCTTGGGAAGCAATGGAATCCTGGATGTCGCCAGAAGCTTTCGCAGGTTATCTGCAAGGCAACTGCATAAAATATCTCGCACGCTATCGTGACAAGAATGGCACGCAAGATTTAAAAAAATGCCAGCACTATCTCGCAAAGCTTCTCGAAGTGGAAGCCAAAGCCTTCAATCGATACGAAGTGGATAGTTGACTTCATACATTATGGACACAGTGAATAAGATGCTCTAAAAGGTTTTCACCAGACCTTATTGGAAGCTGAGATGACACCAAAGATTGAAACGCGCCTAGTCGCAGATTTAATTCCATACGCCGCCAACAGCCGCACGCATAGCGATGCACAGGTGGCGCAGATAGCAGCCAGCATTAAAGAGTTCGGGTGGACAAATCCTATTCTAGTGTCGGATAAAAACGACATCATTGCAGGGCATGGCCGAATACTGGCAGCAAGAAAGCTTGGCATGGAAGAAGTGCCAGCAATCATCCTTGACCATCTGACAAAGGCACAGCAACGCGCCCTAGTGATAGCAGACAACCAGCTTGCCCTGAACGCAGGGTGGGACATGGATATGCTGAAGGCAGAGATTGAAGACCTCAACTTAGAGAACTTCGATATTAACTTGCTGGGCTTTGACGAAAAATTCCTTGATGGATTGATGGAGCCAGAGCCAACGGAAGGGCTTACCGACGAAGATGCTATTCCTGAAGTGCCTGAAACGCCAAAGACCGTTCTTGGTGACGTTTGGGTGCTGGGCAATCATAGATTGATGTGTGGGGATAGCACAAGCGTTGATGCAGTTGAGAAGCTGATAGATGGCCGAAAGGCTGACATGGTCTTTACTGACCCGCCTTATAGAATGGATGCCACTGGCGGCTCTAACCAACCAATTGGTCGTGCAGCAGCGAAACTAGGAGAGGCCATTGCACATCTCTGTGAGTTTGACCCTGTTGCTTTCTTAGCTGGACTTCCGCTTGTCTTTCCAAAAAATAAGATGAACGCATACATTTTTTGCAACAAGGATTTAGTTCCTGACTACCTAAATTGGGGAGTGCAGAATGGATATGCGTTCAATATCTTGTTCTGGAAAAAACCAAATGCAATTCCGCTAGGAGGACAATACCGTCCAGACATGGAATACCTTTTGGTTTTCCGTAAGTCTGCCATCTGGAACAACGCTATTTCTGGAGTTTCGTATTCGAAGTTGCTGGAGCATGGACGCGAGAACTCAACTCCGCATCCAACCATGAAGCCTGTTGCTATGATTGAAAACCAACTACTAATTGCGTCTAATGCAAAATCCTTGGTTGTTGATTTTTTTGGAGGCTCTGGCTCAACACTTATTGCCTGTGAAAAAACAGGACGCGATTGTGCAATGATAGAACTAGACCCAAAATACTGTGACGTAATCATCAAGCGTTGGCAGGACTTCACTGGGCAGAAAGCTGTTCACGCTGAGACAGGTGAGGCATTCAATGGCTGATGTTAAACTAACCGCAAAGCAGGAAGCATTCGCTCAAGGCATCGCTGACGGATTAGGACAGGCAGACGCTTATCGGA